TATATTGAACCAGCTCGTAAATTATACAAACAATATTCACTAATGGAAGATGCTATGTTAGTACATAGAATCGTACGTGCTCCTGAAAAACGTATTTATTATATCAATGTTGGAGGTATTCCACCTAATGAAGTAGATGCATTTATGGAAAAAACAGTTTCAAAAATGAAACGTGCCCCATATATTGATGAACAAACTGGTGATTATAACTTAAAATATAATATGCAGAATATGATGGAGGATTTCTTCATCCCTGTAAGAGGTAATGATTCAGCTACTAAGATAGATACTACTAAAGGCTTAGATTATGATGGTATTTCAGATGTTGAATATTTAAGAGATAAATTATTTGCAGCTTTAAAAGTACCAAAAGCATTTTTAGGATATGATGAAACTACAGAAGGTAAAGCTACACTAGCCGCTGAGGATATTCGTTTTGGTCGCACAATTGACCGTATTCAACGTATTATAGTATCTGAATTATATAAGATAGCAACAGTACATTTATATACTCAAGGATACACTGGGGAACAGTTATCAAATTTTGAATTAAGCTTAACTACCCCATCTATCATATACGACCAAGAACGTATAGCATTAATGAAAGAAAAAGTAGATTTAGCTGCCCAAATGATGGAAACTAAACTATTACCAACAGATTGGATTTATGATAATATCTTTAGGTTTAGTGAAAACGAATATGATGAGTATAGAGATCTTATCAGCGAAGATGCTAAACGTAAATTTAGATTAAACCAAATAGAAGCCGAAGGTAATGACCCAGTTGAAACTGGTAAATCATATGGTACACCCCATGATTTAGCTTCACTATATGGTAAAGGTAGAATGGATTCAGATCCAACAAATGTCCCAGATGGTTATGATCAAGGCACAATTGATCCTAAATTAGGACGTCCTAAAGAAAAGGTATCTGATCGTAATACACAAGATAGTGCTTTTGGTAAAGATAGATTAGGTGCTAAAGGGATGAAAAGAGATGTAAATGAACCTAAATCTTCTTATAAGGGTAAATCACCCCTAGCACTAGAAACTTTACTAAGTAAAATTCCAATTAATAGTAAAAGATTAGTATTTGAAAATGATAATAAAGGAGAATCATTACTTGATGAATCCAATATCAAGGAACAATAATCTTTATATATTTATAACAAAACCTACTGAGGAATGAAAATTAAACATTCAAAATATAAAAATACAGGTATTCTTTTTGAATTGCTAGTTAGACAAATCACATCTGATACTCTATCAGGTAAAAACTCCCCAGCAACTGGAATTATGAAAAAATATTTCATAAAATCTGAATTATCTAAAGAATATAAACTTTATGAAATCCTACTTCAAAAGGTGGGATTAACTGAGGGAAAAGCTGATATTATTGTTAATACAATTTTAGAGTCTTCTAAAAAGTTAAATAAATCTTACTTAAAAAGAGAAAAATATAATTTAATTAGTGAAATCCAGAAACATTATAATTTGGATGAGTTTTTTAAAACACAACTCCCACATTATAAAGTTCAAGCTTCATTATATTTGTTAATGGAAATTTACAATAATAGTAAGTTAACAAACCCCACAACAATTATAGACCATAAAGTTACTCTTTTAGAACATCTTACTTCTCAATCTGTAGACAAAAAACAGGTTGAAGATAGCCTTATGGAAGAATTTAAAGGTTATGATAAAGATCTTCGTATATTAACATATCGTATAATATTAGAGAAATTTAATGGTAAGTATGATAAATTAAATTCCAATCAAAAAACCGTACTTAAAGAATTTATTGAGTCTGTTGACTCAAACCCAGCATTGAAAGAATTTTATAATTCTAAAATTAAAGAGATTAAATCAATGCTTACTGAACTTAATAAAAATGTAAAAGACAAAACAGTTCAGATTAAAGTTAAAGAAACTATAAGCATAATTGCTGAAGCTAGTAAAAATACTAAAATCAATGATGATCATTTAGTTAATTTGTTACAATATTATTCACTAGTAGAAGAATTAAAAAAGTCTAATGGGTAAATTAAAGTATAAACTAAAAGAAAATACCCCCGATGGTATAAAGGTTGGGGATATTAAAACTGGAAGTGGCGTTAAAACTACGGTTACCGATATAGATTCTGAAACAGGTGCTGTATCTTGGGATGTTAAATATGTTCCTAATATAGATAAATTAGTAGATGATGTTAACGACTTAACTAAAACTGCTAAAGAAGTATCTGTTAAAGCTAAAGATGATTCTAAATTTATAGATATTTACGAAAAATCAAGAGAATTAAGAAATATAATCCGCACTCATATCCGCAATAAGTACCCTGAAGAATATAGAAAAGCTATGGGTGTTGCTGAAGAAGTAATGGATGAAATTTCAACTTCGGGTGGTGCCGGTGCATACCAAACCCCATTTGCATTTAGATTAAAAGGCCAAAAAGTAAATGATAAAGCATATAAAGAATTAGGATATGAAGAAGTAGAAGAAGGAATTGGAGCTCATTTAGGCCCAGGTCCAACTGCTTCTGAAGATGGAGTTAAAGATAATGCATACGTAAAACAATTTAAATATAAGTTAGTACCTAAAGATAAACAGGGTAATTATGTACAAAAAGGCTCGGGTCTTGAAGTTAAAAATTTATTTAAAGAAGAAGCGGGACAAACACCAAAACAATTCCACCAAGAACGTATGTCAGGGTTTGATCGTGTCGGAGATTTGTTAGGCCAAATAAACCCACTATTAAACGATGCTAAAAGGGAAACCGAAGAGTTTTATAAAGAAAACCCGGAATCATATGGTGTAGTATATGGTACAGATTTAGTTGTTGATTACTTAAACGACATATTAGACATTTTAAAAGATAAAGAAGAATGAAAACATTACAAACACAATATAACCTTATTAAAGAAGGAAAAGGACATAAAGATGTCTTTTTAAAAGAAGCAAAATTAATGTTTCCTAGTGAAATTAGGCACGTTGCTAACTTCGAAGAAGCATCTACTGCTTTAAAAAGTAAAGGCGTAATTTCAGAACATTATGTAGATTTGAAACCTATTAATAAAATGGAATCTACTCCAAAACAAGGCTTTGAAACCTCATTTGCATCATTCATAGCTGAAGAAGCAAAAGCAGTTGAAAAAAAAGTATCTAAAGAGGTAGAAGAAGATGCATCCCATGCTTATGATACTAAAGATAAAGATGTTCAGGATAATTTAATCTTTGACCAGTTCCAGAATGGTGTATATTTTGAAGCTAAACAAGCACCTGAAAAAGATTTGGAAGATATTAAAGATATTGTAAGAAAAAATTTAGCTAAAGACCCAATTTATTATACTAAAAATGGTATGTTTGGTGTTGAAGCCGGGTATACTAAAGATGCAGTAGCATTAGTACCTAAAGAAATAAAACAAAACGCAAACAGCGGATATGGTGAACCTACAAAAAAAGATTTTCCTAAGGGAGAAGTAGGAACTGGATATTTAGAATTAAAAGAAAATAAAATGATTTCATTATTAGATCTTATAAACGAAAACGAAGAAGACAAAGCTCCTAAAAAAGCTAAAAAAGCTAAAAAACCAACATTAGATTCAAAACTAGCAGAAATAGAAAAAGCAGGTAAGATTGTTACTATGGAAGCCCAAATGGATAGTGTTGATGAAGCTATTGAAGCTAAAAATGAAAGATTATCTATGGTATCCGAAGATGAAAATCTATCTGAATTAGTAGATAAAGCTAAAATGAAAGAAATGCAAAAAGAAATCAAGCTTTTAGAAAAGAAAAGAGCAACGATGGAAAAAATGTATGAGAAAATGTGTGGGAAGCCATATACTAAAAAAGAAATGGTAGATGAGATGGATAGTGCAACCTTTGACCGTCAAAATGGTACAAGTATGGATGCTGATCCTAAAACAGTAGGTCAATCAATCCCAAAATCAAACTTTTAATAATATGCTACTAGTAGAAACTCAACTCTTCAACCCTAAGGGTTTCGTACTTTCAGAAGGTAAAGTTTCTGATCGTGGTCTCCCTATAGTTGAAGGTATTTTAGCAACAGCTGAGATAAAAAATGGTAACGGACGTTATTATTCTAGAGATTTATGGGATAGAGAAATTACTAAATACCAAAAATTAGTTAAAGAACATAGAGCAATGGGTGAATTAGACCATCCTGAGTCATCTGTTATTAACTTACAAAATGTTTCCCATAATATATCTGATATGTGGTGGGATGGAGACCATGTAATGGGTAAGATAGAAATACTACCAACCCCATGTGGGAATATTCTAAAAGCATTAGTTGAAAGTGGTATTACAGTTGGTGTTTCATCAAGAGGTATGGGTTCATTAGAAGATAGAGATGGAATATTAGAAGTTCAAGATGATTTTGAATTATTATGTTGGGATTTTGTTTCAACACCATCCAACCCAGATTCATACATGCGTTTAATTAAAGAAGGTTTAGATTTTTCATCACAAAACAAATATACTAAAGTAAATTCTATTATATCAGAAATACTTTGCTCTAACGGACAGTGTCCAATTATATAACCCTCCCCCCCTTAGGATTTTATGCCTTTGGTTAAGCCCGCGAAAGCGGGCTTTTTTTTACATATATGCGACTTTAACTTTTTTTTACATATGTATCATTATACGTGAACAATATATCATCTCATATGATATTCACTTAAATTAATCTAAATTACGATTCCCAATAATCGTACTCCACAAACAAAAAATTTTGAGGTAATGAAAAACAGAGAAATGCTGAAAGAAGCAATCGCTGACGCTAAAGCCGTAAAAGAAATGGCAATAGCAAATGCAAAAGCTGCTCTAGAAGAAGCATTCAACCCACAACTAAGATCAATGTTAGCTGATAAGCTAATGGAGATGGAAGATATGGATGAAGGTGCTGAAATGGATGTAGAAGAAGGTTACGGAAAAGAAGAAGTTGAAGAACTTTCAAATCCTGTAATGCGTCGAGGTCTTAAAGGCGACGACGAACCAGAACGTGAAACTGAATACATGCGTAGCATGGGAGAAGGTGACGAAGAAGGTATGGATGAAGAAATGGACTTAGATGAAATCTTAGCCGAAATCGAAAAAGAGTTAGATGAAAATGCTCGTACAGATGCTGAAGAAGAAGGCTACAAGGACGGTATGAAGGACGAAAAAGAGGACTTGAAAGAGGACGAACGTACTGATGCTGAAGAAGAAGGCTACGAAGACGGCATGGAAGATGAGAAAGAGGACGATGAAGATGAAGAAATTGATCTTGAAGATATGTCAGAAGACGACCTTAAATCTTTTATCGAAGACGTAATCGCTGATATGGTTAGCGCTGGTGAATTAGAAGCTGGTGAAGAAGTAGAAGATGATAACGAAGAAGTAGATGTTGATGTAGAAATTGAAGATGATGAAGAAGTAATGGCAGAAAATGCTCGTACACGCGCTGAAGAAGAAGGCTACAAAGACGGAATGAAGGATGAGAAAGAAGACATGGAGATGAAAGAAATGAAGGATCAAGTTGAAACTTTGAAAAAAGAATTAAACGAAATCAATTTATTGAATTCTAAACTTCTTTATGTTAACAAACTCTTCCGTTCTAAAAACTTAACTGAAAGCCAAAAATCAAAAGTACTTGGTGCATTTGACAAAGCTCAAACAGTTAAAGAAGCAAAACTAGTATTCGAAACAATTTCTGAGAACTTAGCAACTGCTACGAAATCAGTAGTTAAAGAAAATCTAGGGAGAGCTTCAAAACCAGCTGGAGTAGCTAGAAAGCAACCTATTATGGAAGTTGATTCCCAGGTTTCTAGATGGCAAAAATTAGCTGGAATTAAATAATTAATTTTAAATTTTAAACAAAAAAACAAAAACAATGTCACAATTAAACACATTATTAGAATCGGCTGCTGGTTCTTGGAAGAACATGCAGTCAGACGCCGCAAGGCTTGCTAGTAAATGGAATAGAACAGGTTTGTTAGAAGGTCTTGATACTGAGATCAACAAAAACAACATGAGTCTTATTCTTGAAAACCAAGCAAAACAATTAGTAACTGAAGCTTCACTTTCGGGTGGAGGGGTAGCTGGTGGTACTTTTACCGCTGGAACTGGAGAACAATGGGCTGGAGTAGCTCTTCCAATGGTACGTAAAGTATTTGGACAAATCGCTGCTCAAGAATTTGTATCAGTTCAACCTATGAACTTACCTTCTGGTCTAGTTTTCTTCCTTGATTTCCAATACGGAACTGCTAAAACTCCTTTCACTGCTGGTGGAGATGTTTATGGTTCAGGTTCAATGTATGGTCTAACTGAAGGAGATGCTCCATCAGAAGGTCTTTATGGTGCTGGTAGATTCGGTTACTCAATCAACAACACTGCTTCTGTAGGTGTAACAATTTCATCTACAGGTTCTACAGCTTGGGCTGACTTTAACTACGACTCAGCATTCAGTGCTTCTGCAATTGATGGAACTTACATGAAACTTTCTATTGCAAAAACTGCATTACCAAATGGTGATTTCTTAGGTGCTCGAGCATTTATCCTTTCAGGATCAGGTTGTAGCAACGAAGGTGTTCTTCAAACGTTTACTACTACAAACAATAGTGAAGTAATTATGCTAAGTGCTGTAGGTAATCTTAACGCTGGTGATACTGTAACTTATCAATTACAACCTTTGGATAACGAAAGAGGTGATTTTGAAGATAGAAACACTGTATTAAACGGTAATAACAACCCAATTTCTATTCCTGAAATCAACGTTAAGTTGAAATCTGAAGCAATCGTTGCTAAAACTAGAAAATTGAAAGCTGTTTGGACTCCTGAGTTTGCTCAAGATTTAAATGCTTACCAATCTCTAGATGCTGAAGCTGAATTGACTTCAATTATGAGTGAATATATCGCAATGGAAATCGATTTAGAAATCCTTGATATGTTAATCCAATCTGTACCAGCTAATAACAGCGAAGTATGGTCGGCTAAAAACAACGAATCAATTTCAGGTGCTACAACTTCTGATTTAGGTTTCTACAACTCACAAGGTCAGTGGTTCCAAACATTAGGAACTAAAATGCAGAAAGTATCTAACAAAATTCACCAATTAACTCTTAGAGGTGGTGCTAATTTCTTAGTATGTTCTCCAACAGTTGCTACTGTATTAGAATCAATCCCAGGATTCGCTTCTAACTCAGATGGTGATGCTGCTAAAGCAAAATATGCGTTTGGTGTACAAAAAGTAGGTGCTATTAATAGCCGTTACGATGTATACAAAAACCCATACATGACTGAGAATACAATCCTTATGGGTTATAGAGGTTCTCAATTCTTGGAAACTGGTGCTGTATTTGCTCCATATATTCCATTAATTATGACTCCTCTAGTGTACGATCCAGATACATTTACTCCACGTAAAGGTCTATTGACTAGATACGCGAAGAAAATGATTCGTCCGGAATTCTATGGTAAAATTGATGTTGCTGGTTTAAACAGTCTATAATCAATTGAACTAATAGTTTAGTCAAATGAAATTAAGCCCCACGAAAGTGGGGCTTTTTTTTTGCTCTAATATCATTATCCCAATCCATCTTCATATTTATCATTAAACATTACAATGTAGTTATGTTATAGGTAGATATGATACTTTATCATTAATTGTAAGCGGGTTAAAGCCATATATTAGCGTCTATTATGCACAATGCCATATTAATGGCAGCCCCATATTTAACCACCATACACCCGTAATTCCTACATTAAACTTTTTATTTATTAATAATAATCAAAAAAAGAATGGCATCAAAACCCCACACTGACGAATTACATAGAAATCAAAAAATAGTGAAGAATCCAATTAAATTTAAACTCCAATTAAATGAAGAACAAAAACGAGCAAAAGAAGAAGTATTAAATAGTACTTTAACAATATTAGCTGGTAGAGCAGGTTCAGGTAAAACTTTATTAGCAGTCCAAATTGCTTTAGATGGTTTATTAAGGAGACACTATGAAAAAATTATTATAACTCGTCCAACTGTTTCAAAAGAAGAAATAGGTTTTTTACCTGGTGATTTAAGGGAAAAAATGGATCCTTGGATTCAACCAATTTATCAAAACATGTTTGCTTTATATGATAAAGTAAAAGTAGAAAAACTTATTGAAGATGGAAAAATTGAAATTGTACCTTTAGCATTTATGAGAGGTAGAACGTTTTTAGATTCTTGTATAATTGTAGATGAAGCTCAAAACGTTACTCATGAACAGATGGAGATGATTGCTACCCGTATAGGTTTACGTTCTAAAATGATTGTATGTGGGGATGACCACCAAGTAGATTTAAAATCAAGACGTGAATCTGGTTTTAGATTTTTATATACAGCAGCACGTAAAGTAAAAAATATGTGCTCTATTACTTTAATACAAAATCATAGAGACCCAATTGTAGATAGCTTAATTGAAATATATGAAGAAGCAGAAGCTCGAGGTATCATGGGAGGCTCATCAGGTAGTAGTGGAAAGTCTAAAAGATAGTAATTAGGCCATTTTTTTTCATATTTATAATCAAAAAAAACATGGCATCTACACTACAACCTAGTACATTTCAAGTAAAAATAAAAGAAGAACACGTTATTAAAAACGTAAGAACTATTAATGAAACTTTTTACCGAGTAGGTAATGTAACCAATGTAGATAGAAGAATAGTAACCTGCCCAGAAACAACATCAATTAATCTTGTTGATTTTAATGGGTTAAATCCCGGGGCTGGTACTTTTCCTTCTAGTAGCATTAAATACGCTAGAATTACTAATTTAGATAATTCACAATCATTAGCAGTTACATTTGAAAACTCAAATGGAGACTATTGGACTCAAAATTTAACCCCAACAGCATCTCTTATGTGGGCTAGCTCAGAGGTTACAGGTAGTCAATTTGATGGTGGGTTTTCAGGTTCAGCATTAGTATCAGTTGATGTATTCGCTGTTAGTGCTAGTATAGATGTAGAATACGTGCTTGTAAACGCTTAATAAAACACCATGAATATACCAATTTGGCCAGGATCTAGTTCATTTGCCCCAGGAGAGACTCCTTTCGGGTTTTATGATAATGATTTAGAATTTGATAAGGATGCAGATAAAGTAGCAAAATTTTGTGCTCAACGTTTAGGATATCCTATTGTAGATGTTGAACTACAAAACATCCAATTTTATACAGCTTTTGAAGAAGCCGTTACTGTATACGGTAATGAAATTTATGCCTATAAAGTAAGAGAAAATTATTTATCATTAGAAGGAGCAGAAGATACCGTAGATATTAATGAATCTTTAATTACCCCAACACTGGCTCGTATAATAGCTATATCTGAACAGTATGGTGTAGAAGCAGGTTCAGGTGGTAATGTAGATTGGTATGATGGTATGGTTGATTTAATAGATGGTCAACAAGAATATGATTTAAATGCTTGGGCAGATCAAAATATTCCTAATTATAAAAAAGGTGATCTTCAAATTATGAGGGTATTTTTTGAATCAACACCAGCTATTGTAAGATATTATGATCCATTTGCAGGTGGGGGAGCAGCAGGCGGAGACATATCTTCAGGACTAGATTCATTTGGTTTTGGTGCTTATTCTGCAGCAGGTCTTGATTTTGTATTAATGCCTGTTAACTATACAATAGCAACAGTTCAAGCTATTGAGTTTAATGATACAGTTAGAAGATCTAATTTTTCATTTGAAGTACATAACAATAAACTTAGATTATTTCCAATCCCACGGAATATAGGTGCGGGTACATATAAATCAAAATTAAAAATCCAATATCTTTTAAAATCCGAAGAAGCATCAGCTGCATTTTCTGATGGTAGAGGTAAAATAAAAATTATTAGTGATGTTCCTTACATAAACCCAATATATTCAGATATTAACTCCATAGGTAGAAGTTGGATATTTGAATACACTTTAGCTTTATGTAAAGAAATGTTAGGGTATGTAAGAGGTAAATATAGTACAGTACCAATCCCAGGAGCAGATGTAACATTAAACCAAAGTGATTTAATTACAGCTGCGACATCTGAGAAAGAAAGATTAATTGATAGATTAAGAGCATACCTTGATGAAACATCAAGAGAAAAATTATTAGAAAGAAGGACTCAAGAATCTGATTTTTTAGAAAAAGAATTAAGTAGGGTACCATTTACAATTTACATAGGATAATATGGCATTATTTGGAGCTGCAAGAGATATAAGTTTACTTAGAACAGTAAACCGTGAATTGATGGGAAATATAATTTCCCAACAGGCAGCTTTTTATAAATTTGAACTAGAAGAAACTAAAACTAATATATATGGTGAAGCATCAGGTGCTAAATTTTATATGGGACCCGTTTTATTAAATTGTTTAATTGATAGAGAAGACCAAACAAACCCTGATACAGAATACGGGGTAGATTTTGAATGGAATATTCAATTTAAATTTTTAAGAGATGATTTATTAGGTAAAGCAAAGGATTTTAATATTGATACAGCACTGTATGGAGCTGATTTAGTACCACAATCTGGAGATATTATATTATATAATAAATCTTATTTCGAAGTAGATGATACAAATGCTAATAAATTCTTTGTAGGTAAAGACCCAGATTATCCTAATATAGTAAACCCATTTGAGGATGATTTAGATAAATTTGGATGGAATCAACAAATTATATGTAATACTCACTATATTCCATCTGATAAGGTAGGAATAACATTACAAAGATTATAATGGCTCAAAAACAAAATAAACCAACTCCAAAGTCCCAAAAGGAAATATCTAATAGCTTAATAAATCCAACGGATCCTACTATGGGTAATCCTAACTTATCAACTACTCCAAATAGGGGTACTCAACTTTCATGGAGGGGGGATAGTACAAAATCATTTTCAGTTGGTATACAAGATATTGATGAAGCTATTATTTATTATTTTAAAAATGTAATACAGCCTTCCGTAGTTCAAAATGGTGAACGCATTGAAGTCCCGGTTATATATGGTTCACCGGAAAGGTGGAAGTCGTTTCAAAAAGACGGTAAATACCGCGATAAAAACGGTAAAATAATGTTTCCTATGATCATGTTTAAACGTGATAATATTCAAAAGGTAAGAAGCATAGGTAATAAAATAGATTCTAATAACCCTAATAACTTTGGAATTTTTCAAAAAGGGTATTCGGGTCAAAACGCATATGACAACTTTACAGTATTAAATAATAGAATCCCCACAAAACAATATGTTGCTGTTGTTTATCCTGATTATGTAAATGTTACTTATAGCTGTGCTATATCAACTTATTATGTAGATCAAATGAATAAAATAGTAGAAGCTATTAATTATGCCTCAGATTCCTATTGGGGAGATCCTGAACGTTTTAAGTTTAGAGCAATGATTGATGACTTTACTAATGTAGTTGAAACCCAAAAAGGAACAGAAAGAGTAGTTAAAACAACTTTTAATATAAAATTAAATGGATACATAATCCCAGAAGTAGTTCAAAAGTCATTAGTTTCAATAAGTAAATTTAATGAAAAATCAAAAATTATATTTTCCATGGAAGTGGTTGAAAATGAAGAATTTTTTGAAAGTAGTATTGTTCGTGGTGAAAGGATAGTAACACAAGATATAGGTAGTCAAGAAGCAGAAAAAAGAACCAAATTTACTGAAGGAGGAAGCAAAATTACAATTGTTAATTAATATTTATATCCAAACATAACAATTTATAAATGGCCAATATAAGATTTTTAGACCAAGTACCGATAGCTTCATTCCAAGGTCAGGGGAGTAATAGTGGTGAATCAGGTCAATCAGGCTCTGCAGGTTCTGCTGGTAGCTCAGGTTCTACAGGTAGTTCTGGAGGATCGGGTTCAAGTGGATCTTCAGGCTCTTCAGGCTCTTCGGGAACAGCTGGAACTTCTGGAACTGTAGGAACTTCAGGTTCTGTAGGTACTTCAGGTTCAGCAGGTTCTTCTGGTAGTGCTGGTACTTCAGGTAATATTGGTTCTTCAGGTCAAGCAGGTACTTCAGGATTGAGTGGATCAAATGGATCGTCAGGTTCAAGTGGATTTTCAGGAACAACTGGTACATCAGGTTCAAGTGGTGGAGCTTCTGGTTCATCAGGAACAGGAGGTTCATCAGGTGAATCAGCTCTAGCAAGTTCATCAGGTTCATCCGGTAGTTCAGGTTCATCTGGTGAAGCAGGGCAAGCAGGAGAAAGTAAAACATCAGGTACTGCAGGTTCTTCGGGTACAACAGGTTCAGCAGGTGAAGCAGGAGGAAGTAATCAAAGTGCTACTTCAGGAACATCAGGTTCATCAGGTAGTACTGGAGATGCAGGTCAATCTGGTTCTTCAGGTTCTGCAGGCACTTCAGGTACTTCAGGAGAAAATGGTTCAAATGGCCAATCAGGTACATCTGGAGAATCAGGAACAACAGGTACAGTAGGTTCAAGTGGTGCAAATGCTACATCAGGTAGCTCAGGATCATCAGGTAGTTCAGGTTCATCAGGTGAAGCTGGTCAAGGTGGTACAAGTGGTACTGCAGGATCAAGTGGTACAACAGGTTCAGCAGGAGCCGCAGGTGAAAGTGAATTAAGTGCTACTAGTGGAACTAGTGGTTCTTCAGGAACAACAGGAACTGCTGGTTCTTCAGGTAATGGAGGAGAAAGTCAAGAAAGTGGTACCTCAGGTACTTCAGGAACAACAGGAACAACAGGTTCAGCTGGAGATGGAGGTCAAGGTAATTTAAGTAATACATCAGGAACTTCGGGTTCAAGTGGTACAACAGGTTCTGCAGGTAATGCTGGGGAAAGTGGTGATAGTACTACTTCAGGCTCTGCAGGTTCAAGTGGTACAACAGGTTCTTCAGGAACTGGGGCAGGTGCCGGTACTTCAGGTATAAGCGGTACATCAGGTATCTCTGCAACATCAGGCTCAAATGGTAGTTCAGGTGAAAATGGTACAAGTGGTAATTCAGCTACTTCAGGAACTTCAGGTTCAACTGGTACTACAGGATCATCAGGTAATGATGGTTTTAGTGGGTTTAGTGGATCATCAGGTACTTCAGGAACAACAGGTTCGGTAGGTACTTCAGGTGAAGACAGTACATCAGGTTCATCAGGAACATCTGGATCATCAGGTAGTTCAGGAGTAGATGGTATAAGTGGAGATAGTAAAACATCAGGCACATCAGGCACAAGTGGTACTACAGGTACAACAGGTAGTGCTGGTTTAAGTGATGAAAGTAAAACATCTGGAACTTCAGGTTCATCAGGTTCATCTGGTTCTTTAGGAACTGCAGGTGAAAGTAATTTAAGTCAAACATCAGGTACAAGCGGTACCTCAGGAACAACAGGTTCAGTTGGGGTAGCCGGTGAAAGTAATTTAAGTGCTACTTCAGGAACATCAGGTTCTTCTGGTACTACAGGTACTACAGGTAGTTTTGGAGAAAGTGGTAATTCAGCTACTTCAGGAACAGCGGGTTCAAGTGGTACTACAGGTTCTTCAGGAACAGGTGCAGGAGCCGGTACAAGTGGAGAATCGGGTACTTCAGGCATTTCAGCTACATCAGGTTCAGCAGGTTCTTCAGGTTCACAGGGAGCTGATGGGGCAGCAGGAACAAGTGGTGAAAGTAGTACTTCAGGAACATCGGGTTCAAATGGTAGTTCAGGTACAACAGGTAACGCGGGCACATCAGGAGAAAGTAATATAAGTGATACAAGTGGTACTTCAGGTTCATCAGGAACAACAGGTTCAGCTGGAGTAGCAGGCGAAAGTAATATAAGTGATACAAGTGGAACTAGTGGTTCTTCAGGTTCAAATGGTGAAGCTGGTCAAGGTGGTGATAGTAAAACATCAGGTACTTCAGGTTCATCAGGTACAACGGGTTCAGCTGGAATAGCTGGAGAAAGTGAATTAAGTACCACTTCAGGTACTTCCGGTTCATCAGGAACAACAGGTTCAGCAGGTGAGGCGGGTCAAGGTGGTGATAGTAAAACATCAGGTACTGCAGGTTCTTCAGGTACTACAGGTTCTTCAGGAACAGGTGCTGGAGCTGGTACATCAGGTGAAAGTGGTACTTCAGGTTTAAGTGCTACATCAGGATCATCGGGTACTTCAGGTTCACAAGGAGCTGGAGGAATAGGGGGCGATAGTACTACTTCAGGAACTTCAGGTTCAAGTGGTACTACAGGTTCAGCCGGAGTAGCAGGAGAAAGTGAATTAAGTAATACATCCGGTACTTCAGGTACAAGTGGTTCAAATGGTACTGCTGGAGATGGAGGACAAAGTGCATTAAGTAACACCTCAGGAACTTCGGGTTCAACAGGTTCTTCAGGTAATGCAGGTCAAGGTGGTGATAGTAAAACATCTGGAACTTCAGGTTCATCAGGAACAACAGGTTCAAATGGTGAAGCTGGTCAAGGTGGTGATAGTAAAACATCAGGTACTTCAGGTACATCTGGTTCTTCAGGAACTGTAGGTTCCCATGGGGCAAGTAATCAAAGTATGACTTCAGGAACTTC